TCCTTTACTTGAGGCCGCTCGAGACCTAACGACACGGGCGACGGGTGAAAAACGGATCGGCCTTCGGCCTCTCGAAGGGAGGGAGACGGCGCCCGTGCGCTAGAACGGGCGCCGCCATGCTGCGACTTGCTAGGGATCAATCCGCAGCAATGAGAACCTTGTCGCGTCGGAACAAGCTCGCGTCGACCATCGGCAAAAGCATGTTTAGCGCCTTGCCTTTCATCGCGTCGCCCGACCCGAACGTGCCGCTATCGAACCGGCCGATAGCTTCGTTGTCGGCATTGCGCACGCTGCGATCATGGTCGACGTAGCGCGTCACTGCCTGCAACGCGCTCCAAACGTCATCGCGGTCTGTGTTCCGCTCGCGTTTCGTGACGTTGTAGGCGCCGACAAGCTCCTGTGCGATGTTGCGCTTGCGCGTCGAAATGTCGGCGGCCTTTGCGTCGGCTGGAATGTCCAAAAGTTCGGCGAAGAACGATTGAACCTGAACGCGCGACAGCTCCACTTGCGCCATCGCGTCACCCATTGCCTTGAACTCGGCGAACGATGATGCAATTTGCGACAGTTCGCGCGCAACGGATTTTCCGTCAAAGCGCGTGTTGTGGCGCGTCTTGATTAGCGCCTTTGCGCTCATATGCGCGGCGCGCAACGTGTTTTGACAGACCACGCGCGTCATGGTGGCTTCGTTGCGCGTTGCCTGCGACGCGTCAAAGCTTGTCGACATGAGAAGGCGCGCCACATGGCGGTCGCCAGCCACCGTTTGGTCGCCATTGAACCGCGCCGTCATCCATAGGCGCTCGCCGGACGAAAGCACGCCAGCCGCGTCTATGTGGAAGCGGTCATCCACGGTGATGTAGTTTTCAAACCAAGCCCAAATGTCGGCCGGCTGGACAGGCTGGTAGCCTTCGCCAGCAATGCCGAGAATGTGGCCATTGTCCTGGCGCGCGAGAAAGCGCTTGTCGGTTTCAACGAAGCGCTTTTCCGGCGCCAGATGATTGAACGCGTCGCCATTGAGTGACGCAATCGCCGGGACCTTTTCCACGTGATAGTCAAAGCCAGATGCCGCGATCCACTCGGCGCGTGACGCGTCGGCGGGAAGTTGCTGGCCTAGGCGGTGCCAGATTGCATCGCGGTCGCCAGTGAACGCGAAGGAATATTTGCCGTCTCGGATTTCAAGATTGTGTGCCATCGTCATATTTCCCTAGTTGCAGTGAATGGCGACGCGCCATCCACAATTCGAAAGATAGTCTAGGGGCCGTGGAATGTCAACCCCTAGAGGATTACATTTTCGTTAGGCTCGCCGGATCATGCGAGCTGTGTTGTTTTCCGTCACAGACATGTCGACCATGAACGTTAGCCGCTTGTCGCCACGGTCGACTTGCAACAAGAGTTGGTCGCCATAGAATTTTGGCGACGCCTCTTGCATCGCGTCTGTTGTGAACGCGCCTCGACGCCAATGCAGCGTCAATTCATCGCCGACGCGCAACAGCGCAACGATGCTTTTCCATACATCATCAAACTGCGCCGCGTGGATCATTTCGAAGGCCGCATAGTCGCCAGCTTCGTTGCGCGCTTCGTAGGGGATTGCGTCATCTCCGCGCGTGTATTCCGTCAAACGCGCGCCGACGCTGATTTCTAGCGCGGCCTCTGTTTTGCCGAACGGATTGCTTTTCGACTGGCGAAATTCTTTGGTGGCGCGGATAAACGAGGCGGCGCCGCCAGTCTCAGCGACAGTTTTAAGTCTGTGGTGGTGAAACGACACACAATCGGCCTTGCGCAAGGCCGCGAGTTCGATTGCGTCCAGTCCTTTGGTTTTCACGATTGCGTCCATTGTCATATTTCCCTAGTTGCGTTGCGTTTAGTCGGCGGCGCCCCTATTGCATGTTCGCCCGCAGTTTCCATCGTGCGAAAGAGCGTCAGCGGATTAGGGCGCCGCCGATTGGTAATCATATAGAGAGTTACATCGAGACAGTCAAGAGGCCGCGACAATTTTTATTGCTGGCGAAAAATCCAGATGCGCAAGGGCGCCGCAATCGGGACACTCGCCAGCCGGGCAAATCTCGCCGGGAAACACGCGTTCGGCAAAATCGCTAATCGAGCCGAGTTCGCGCGCCGTTCCTTTCCAGCCGCAATCCTCGCACGCAACGCGGTCGTTTGGATTGGTTTGCATGTGGAGCGGCATTTATTCGCCCCCATCGTTTTCGTCGAACGTGCGGCCTTCGCTGAGTTCACGCGTTGCCGACACGAACGCAGCGCGCGCTTGCGGCAATCCGACAGACAGAGGATCACTCTGTTTGCGGTTTGCATCGTAGGCGACCTTTGCCGCCACCCATCGATCTAGCAACTCGAGGCCGACCGCAGGAACGCCGTCGCGCCAACGATCCGACCATTCCTTAGCTTCCTTGCCGTTGCAATATTCGGTCAGCGCGGCGCAGCGAACATGGCCGTTGTCGGCGAGGTACAGGCAAGCGCCAAACTTGGCGTAGGTTCCGGCCTTTGGCTTGTTCCATCGTCCGCCGTGGCGCGGATCGGTCGTTTGCGACATGAGCCGAAAGCCGAGCTTAGGCTTGTGTTCGAGCCAATAGCGGATTGTGCATCGCAGTTTGTAGCCGTAGGGGTAATCATCCACGACATAGGCTGTCTCCGGCGAGACGTGGCCTCTGAGAATTTCGGGCTTTTGCATTTGTCATCTTTCCCTAGTTGGGTTGTTTCCGGGCGGACTGCCCGGTAACTGTCTACATAGTTACCGGGCAGTCGCTTGTCAAGGCCGTTTGTGCGCCGCTTCGTATTCCTCGTTTGCGCGAACAAGGGCCTCCGCCATTAGACGGCGGCAATCGTCGCTTAGGTGCGCTCTGTCCATTGCTTCCATCGCTTCACAGACCTTGAGTTCATGGTCGTCTCGTTTCGGCTGTCCATCGATCACATTGCAGATCACTGCGACCACGATCAGGAGAAAGAACAAGCCTCCGGTGACGTTGCCGATCTGGCGCGCTGTGTCTTTGTAGCTCGCCCAATCTTCCGCTGTAATCGTAAACGCATTGACCGCAGAGCGTTTCCAAAACGACCAGCTCATGCCGCCCTCCCGTTCTTAATCTTGGCGCGGCGCGAAGCTTCCGCAGTGAGCGCCTTCGCCAGCTCCGCAAGCCGATGCTGCGTTACCTCCGACGCAATCACGTCAACGATCATTTTGACGCTATCGGTCCTGAGATTGAACGGCGCTTCCTCGACGGCCTTCGCCTTTTCGAGCTGCTTTTTGAGCGTGTTGTTTTCGTCGTCCAGCTTGGCTAGGCTTTCGTTCAGCTCTTGCGTCGTGTTCTTGCGCGGCTTGCCCTCGCCTTCCTTTTTGTGTTCCTTGTCCCAACGGCGTTTCATCGTTGTCGGATGGTTGGCGAGTTCGCGCACGTTGCTCGCCATCGTCTCGCGGAATGCCTGCAACGCCGGAAGGTTCTCGGCAACCCAAAGGCAATGATTGCGCACCGATTGCGCGTGTTCACGCGTCCAGGGCCGCGCGTCCATCCAGCCGGAAAAGGCTTTGTTGTAGCCGGTACCGACCGGGCGGTTCATGCCCGACTTGTGCATCGCGTAGCGGCGCCCTTCGCCGAAGCCAACTGAGACCTTTACCCAATCGTCCCAATGCTGGCCTTTCTTGATCCGCTCTGTTGCGGCCTCCGCTTCCGCGTCGATTGCGTTGGCGCGGCCTTCGTCAAGTTCTTCCGTTTCGTCTGTCATTGTCGTTTTCCTAAGTTGCCGGTGGCGGCCTTATGCCCCACCATCTGCATATTATGCCATATGCAGTACATACTGTCAACACTCACAAGATGACATTTTTGCGAGCATTTTCTCAAAAATTTCACAGAACAAAAATGGCCTAATTACGGGGATGGACGGTGATTGCAATCGAGCAGCCGCGCGTGACGATCCCGCTCTCGCACCATTCCTGAACGCCGACGCCTGCGATGAAATTGTTGGCGCCCGGTTGCTGCGCGATAAAGCTTGGCTCGCCACCGACCCACCATTGGCGCGCGACAAGCCGCGCGACCTCCTGCGCCGCGTCGTGGGCGTGCGGCGCCTGGACGATGACGCTCAACGGTTCGCGCGTACTTGGTCGCGGCCCTAATTCTCTAACCTCGCCGACATAGTTCATGGTCTTTTCCTTCACGATGACGCCCCGCGCGAGGGCGATGCAGTTGCGCTGATAGGGAAGCATGTAGGGGATTACCTCGCTCTTGACAAGAGGGAACATTCGCCTTATGTGCTACAGTCCAACGAACCGGAGACTGCAATGTGATGACAAACACTGAGCGCATGGAAGCGCAAAGGCCGCTGATCCGCACGATGCTAACCGCAATCCCGTTGATCCGCGACATCCGACCGACGATGACCGTGAGCGCCTGCGAAGCGTTCTGGCTTGTAGCGCAAAAAGAGGGATTGACCGTCGGCGACTACGCCAAACAGGCGGGCGTCGCGCAAACCACCATGTCGCGCCATCTGCAAGACCTGGGCGAATACGACCGGCGCCACGACGAAGGTGCGGGCTTAATCGAGTCGCGCATCAATCCAATGAACCGGCGCGAACGGCTTCACTACCTGACGGCGAAGGGCCGCGCCCTTTTGGCCGCCATCAACAAGCGAGTGCAACAATGAACGACGTGACGGTGAACAAGATGATCCATGACCTCGCCCGCGAGGTTGTCGACAAGCACATAGAAATCGACGACGAGCGCCAGGGCGACAAGTTCGCCGACGAGCTCTACGACGAAATCAGCGCGACCGTGCAAATCTTCGTCGACAGCAAAAAGAGCGGCGGCAAGTCATGAGCGACGACCGCGAACAAGTTGTCTTAGACGGCATGTGGCGGACGATTAAAGCCTTGCACGCCATCCTCGTAGCGACAGCTCCGCAATTGGAATGGTTCTACGGCGTTACGCCAGACGAACACAAACTGAGAGCGGCGCAAGTGCTGGACACGTTCAACAACGGATTGAACTCTTGCGACGCACTGCTCGAGCCCATGCGCAAGATCATGGAGGGCGACCAATGACCCGGCAGTGTGGAGATTGCCAGCTCTGTTGCAAGCTGCTCCCCGTCAAATCCATCGACAAGGGAGCGGGCGTCAAGTGCGAGCATCAGCGCGTCGGCAAAGGTTGCATGGTTTACGCCAAGCTGTGGGCGGTCGCGCCTGAGTGTCGCTTGTGGTCATGCCGCTGGCTTGTCGCAGAGGACACCGGCGAACTGCGCCGACCGGATCGGTCGCACTACGTGATCGACGTCATGCCCGATTACGTGACGCTCGACCATGATGGCAAGCCGCTGAAATGCGAGGTTGCGCAAATTTGGATCGATCCCGACTATCCCGACGCGCACCGTGACCCGGCGCTTCGGGCTTGGCTCGAAAAGCGCAACGTGATTGGGCTTGTCCGGTTCAACAACGAGCGCGCGCTAGCGTTGATCCCACCTGCGATGATGGACACCGGACAGTGGCTTGAACACGACAGCAACCTCAACCAAGAGAACGCGCACACGTTCGAGCAAGTTGTCGACGCGTTGGGCAACGTCAACGTGGAGCTGCGGCCATGAGCGATCCGGCAACTAAGGACGACCTGAAAAATCTGGAACGTGACATGAAGCAATGGATGCTTGAACGCGAGGTGGCGTCGATCCGTTGGTTTGTCGGAACGCAACTGGCTTACATCGTCATCACGTTGGGCGCGATGTATTTCATGCTTCAGCGTGTCGGGCGCGCGCCATGACCGAGCCAACAATCGTCATCGCGATTGATCCCGTCGTCATGAACGAGCCTGACCTTGTGGGCTTGATCCCGTCGTTCCTCGACTTGGACGATCCGCGTCCAGCCGCGGAGCAATTCAACGAGCGTTACCACTACGGCGGCTGGAACCCGCAGGACGGTTTCGAGTGCGCCCACGAACGGTTTTGCCTGGACTATCCCGGCGACACGACCTTGCGCCCGATCGCGGCCATTCCCTTTCGAGAGGAAATGGTCATGATTTATCGCTACAGCTATGTCGCTATCTGGCAAAAGGATGGTAGTTTCGAAGCGTGCCGGATGGATTGAAAAAAGCCGTCGGGGGAGTGCAACCAACCCCGACGGCAACCCGGTAACTTAGGACGCCCGCCCCTACTGCGATCAAGGCGAGCAATTTCAAGAGTTAACACGGGAAGCGTGCAATGAGCAACGGCACGCCATTAGACGATCAAACACACCTGCTGCGGGACATCTCGGCGTCACTCAATCGGATCGTGACGTGGCTAATCGAGCATCAGGCGGCCGAGGCGGACGCCGCAGCAATGCGGGCCGACGAGCTCGCGCGGATTGCCGACGAGCGAGCGCGCGCAACGACAGACTGGCCGTGGGCGCCCGGTACGCAAACTCAAGGGTTTCTGACCGGGCGCTGGAATAGGCGGGACGGGAACGTGTATGGTGGCGTCGCGCGCGACGCGTTGAGAGCCAATTCACCAATCGCAGGAGGGCCAGATGGCGAAGCAAAAGTCAGCGTATCAAGCGGAGCGCCAAGAACCGGGCGAGGGCAACAACGAAATGCAGCTCGATCCGCTGATTGACGCGCTCTTGGAACACTTGCCAGCGCCCGGCGACCCGTTCCCGCCCGACCGGCGCAAGCTGTGGATGCAAATCCTCGAATTGTCGCTCAAGCTGATTTACGACGAACAGCACGAAGGCGAACCACCACAAACGGAACCGACGACAGGTGGCCGCCAGACCTAGCATCCGGCAGGGCATCTACGAGCTTCTGTCATCGGTAGAAATCGACACCAAAGAACAGGGCCGCACGCACGTTGAGCCTTGGTTGTCGCAGCGGCTTGTGATCGACGCCGTTGCCAAGGGCTTGAACGAGGGCGTCCACGAATTTGTCGTGCTCAAATGCCGACAGGTGGCGATCACGACGACATGCAGCGTGATCGAATTGTTTTGGGCGCTCGCCAATCCCGGCGTGCAGGGCGCGATCATCGCCGACCGCACCGACAACCTCGAACGCTTGCGCCGCATCTTCGCGGCGTTGCTGGAAACCCTCCCGCCTGAGTGGCGGTCAGGCGACAGCCGCTTGATCGCCAACAACCGCAACGGCATGGCGTTCGCCAATCGCAGCGTCATCGACCTCATGGCGGCGGCGAACAATCCCGACCTGGGCGCGTCGCGCGCGCTCAACATGTGCCACATGACGGAATGCGGCCAATGGCGCTCGCTCGCGGGCGTCGAGAGCCTGAAAGCCTCGCTGGCGCGCGTCAACCCAAACCGACTCTACATTTGGGAGAGCATCGCGAACGGCTTCAACTGGTTTTACAATCACTGCCAGCAAGCGAAGCAGGACCGCCACATGCGGTTCATCTTCGTCGGCTTTTGGGCGAACCCGACCTACGCCATCCCGAAGGGTGACGAGGATTACAAGACGTATTGGGACGGCTCGCTGACCGAGGACGAAATCAAGCGCGCGAGGCAGGTCAAGCAGCAGTACGGCGTGACGGTGAAACCGGAGCAAGTCGCATGGTGGAGACGGGAGAGCGAGTTCCGCGAGGACGAATACATGTCCAGGCACTATCCCTGGACCGAGCGGGAATGCTTCGTCGCTTCGGGATCGAGTTTCTTTCCGGCGGGGCGGACGCTGGACCTGCACGAACAGCTCGCCGAGGGGCCGCCGTACCAGGGCTACAAGTACAGCTTCGAGGACGCCTTTCTTGGCTCACGGATCGAGCAGACGACGAACCGCGACGAAGTGATGCTTCGCGTGTGGGAACCACCCGAACCAAATGGCGTGTACGTCATCGGCGGCGATCCGTCGGGGGGCGGCGGGGGGGACGCTAACGACCATGCGATTGAAGTTTTCCGTTGCTACGCGGACCGGCTCGTACAAGTCGCCGAGTTCCAATCGAACAAGCCGCTCACCTACCAGTTCGCTTGGGTACTCGCTCACCTTTGCGGCGCTTATAAAGACCACATGGCGAATGTAGAGGTAACAGGCGTCGGCGCGGCGGTGATCCCCGAAGTGCGAAACCTCCGCCAGCTCGCGGAACGCGGCATCCTCCAAGCCGAGCAGGGCAGTGACAGCATCTTGAACATGATCGGCGCCGTGCGCTGGTTTCTTTACAAGCGCGCCGACACCCTTGGCGGCGCGGGCAACGTCATCGCCTGGAAAACCAACCAAGACAACAAGCAGCACGTCTACAGCGCCCTCCGCGACAGCCTTATGCTGCGGCGCGTGGAGCTGCGCTCGATCCGGCTTGTGCAAGAGCTGCAATCCATCGTCGAGGATGACGGCTGGCTTGGGGCGGGGCCGGACACTGGCGAGAATGATGACCTCGTGAGCGCGTCCGTTTTGGGACATCACACGTGGATCGAATGGCGGCGAGCGGGCCTCATCGCTCGCAACCTCACCTGGGATAGCGTCAAGGGGGAGAGGCCGCCCGCCAACATGGGGACGGTGTTGAGTTTCGCGTTTTCCGAGCATGTGCGTAGGATCAACCAAAAAGCGAACCGGAGAGTGGAGAAATTCTGATGAGCTACGTTGACAGCGAGAGCGACAAGCGCACCGTCAATAACGACGTGCGCCATCAATATCGAGTGCTGAACGACGCCGAAAAGGCAGCGATGGTGCGCATCAAAGACGCCGGTCTATCGTTCCTCGACCTCATCAACTCCACCGTACCACAAGGCCGCGAGGCTTCGCTCGCTAAAACGAAGATCGAGGAAGCGGTCATGTGGGCGGTGAAAGGTCTGACGGCGTAAAAATGCGCGCTCCGATGATGCTGCGCACCGCGGAAACCGAGGGCCGGATCAGCGCGCTCGAAAGGGACGTGGCGCGCATCAAGCAACACCTGGGGATCGACGATGGCGATCATGCGGACCTATCACTGCCCCGAGTGCAATCACCGGATCGAAGTGACGCTGACAGCGGAGGAATGGGACAAGCCGCCGCCGAGCTGCGCAGCGTGCGACCGGAGGGAGATGGATCAGGAGTTCAAGCCGCCCGCGATCGGGGGAAGCGTCGGCGGCAGGGCTAGGGCGATCGCCGAAAACATCATCGCCAACGATTACCAAGTCGCCAACTTTCAAAGCGACCGCCGTCTCGGAGGCACGCCGAAGGTTCGCTACAAGGATCAGACCGCCAGCGTCCTACCGGCGAGCTGGCAGGCCGCCGAGAGCCACAAGGCGGTGCTCGAGACGGCGATCAGCATCGGCAAGGCGAACCGCGGCCGCGACGGGCTGGACATTTTGCGGGCGAACCTTGCCAGCGGCGTGCAACCCGACTTAATCGAAGCGAGCAAACGTCGTGCCATCAAAGTCTGGTAAACTTGCGCGAATGTCCCCGGAGGAAGCCGCGCTAAAAATCGCCGAGGAGCATTTGCAAAACACTGACCCCGAGGCGGTCAAGGCTCTCACGTCCCTAATCACCAGCATGCGCCAGATGACGGTTGGTGTAACAGCGGAGGAATGGGAACAAGCCTACCAGGACTGGGAGAAGCGGTTTGGCCCTAAAAATTCCTAGCCGCCCCGGCGATCTGCAAATCTGGCTCAGGGAGATGATCGACGAGTGCATGGCCAGCTCGACCGATCGCGGCATGGTCTATACGCGAGCGGCCCAATATTACTACATGGGAAGCATGGATAGTAGGGCCGCGCTTTACAACAAAACCAAGCCGTTTATCGACAAGCTGGCCGGTTTCCTCATGCAGCCGACCGACGTGCGTTTCCAGCTCGTCTACGACAGCGGCGAGGACGAGGACGTTTTAGATCGCTCGCAGCTAGTCGCCGAAAAACTGACAACAGACTTCCGCCAGACCGACGCCGATTTGATTTTCGCCGAAGCCGTGGTGTGGGCGCTCATCAATGGCGCACAGCTCTTGAAGGTGCTTCCCGACGAGGACAGCGGGACATTCAAGACCGGACAGGTTCACCCGCAGAATTTCGGCGTGCTCTCGGAAACGACGCTCGCGCTGGACGAGCAAGAGGCGTTTTGCCACGTCAGCTATCCGACCAAATCGCGCCTGCGCACGATGCTCATGGATCATCCGCGCTACGAGGAAATCATGCGCGAAGTCGGCGACGAGCCGGGGCCTGACCGCGCCGACGAGGAACCGACCTACTTCCACCAGATGGTCGTAGGAGGTCTGCAACCCCTGGGAGACGTGGGCGACGCCCCGTCGAGCGCGGCGGGCATCGTCAACGTGTTTCCAGTTCCGACCCCGTGGCGACCTCAGCGGCATTTCGCCCCGACCGTCAAGCACTGCGAGGTGTGGATCCGCGACCGCGATCGAGCTGGCGATTGGACGACGATCCAAGCCATTTACGGGCACAACCCGATCATCATCGAAGGCCAAAACACGCGGCGCAATCTCTCGCGCATCCCCGGCAAGCATCCCTTCGTCAAACTCCAGGGCCAGCCGACGCCCGGCTATTTCTGGGGCCGCTCGATGATCGCCGACGTGCAAATGCTGCAAGACCTGTTGAACAAGCGGCTGCGCGATATCAAAGTCATGTGGGATCGCAATGTCAACTCCCCTCAAGTCTTTTCCGGCTTCACCAGCATCACAGAGGAACAATACTTTAAGATTGTCAACGAGGGAGGTTTTCTTAACGACCCGAACCCAAATGCGAAAGCGTCGAAACTACTGGACCCGCCGCCCGAAAACTACTTGGAAGAACTTGAGTTTATTTTCAAACTGTTCGATGAAGCTAGTGGTTTCTCACCGATCATGTCAGGACAGGGAGAGCCGGGTGTGCGCGCTGGCGTCCACGCTCAAACCTTGGTTCGGACGTCAAGCCCTCATCTCATCGACAGCGCCGCTCGTATCGAGCGCCAACTTGCGGATGTCGGGTTTCTGGCGCTCCGCGTCATGCAGGCGATGGACGCGCTCGTCTACAAAACCGATCAAGGAACCGAGTTCCTACTCAGTCAACTCCCCGGCAATTACAACGTACAGGTTGACAGCCACTCAGCATCGCCAGCTTTTGCAGAGGATAACCGACAAGTTGCAATCGCGCTTGCCCGAGCGGGAGCGATTGATGCAACGGATTTGATCCACATGCTCCATCCGCCCGGCGCCGAACTGTTGCTGGCGCGCTTGAAACAGCGGCAGAAGGCGCAGGCGCAAGCCGCGCAGGACGAGAAGAAGGAAGAACTCATCAAGGGGATTTTGGGGATCGGCGGCCAAGGCCGCGGCGGCTCGCGGCGCAAGGCGGGCGGCCAGGGCGGTGGACAGGCGGTCCATTAGTGCTATTTTCCCGCCGTCCCGAAGCTGGACCGGCCGTCCCCGCTGGCCAGCTTTTGCATTGCCGCATGGGACAAAGGCCGCTCCCGGCCTAACCCCCTAGTCGGGGGCGGCCACCTGTTGGGTGATAGCAGATGGCGAACGGCGACGTAACTGACGATCCCGAACTTGGGCAGGCCCTAGGCGGCGGCGGCTCGCCCGGTCCATCTGCCGGTGCGCCCCCAGGCGGTCAACCTCCCGCGCCGGGGGGCGCTCCCGGTGGCGGCGCGCCCGGTGCCGGTCCCGGCCTCCCCGCCTTCGCGCGTTCGAGGATGGGACCGCAGATCAGCGCGCCCGGCCCCGGCAACCAAGCCGACAGCATGGTCACATTGCAGCAAGCAATCCAGCTCATCCAGCAAGCCGCGCTTGGCTTGCCGCCCGGCTCACCGCTGCATCGTGACGCCCTTCGCGCCGCGAGCCAGCTATCGCGCCATCTCGGCGGCCAGTCGGGCATGGCGCCCGGCGCCGGCGTCCTCAAAACCAGCTTAGGCGACCAGCTCAGACACACGGTGCGCAACATGATGTTGCAACGCGTGCTAGGCATGAAACAACAGGGACCGGGACAAGGCCCCAATCCGCCCATGCCTTCGACCCCTCTACCCGGCTCATAGGAGTGCAACATGAAAAACCTGTTTTTATCGAGTGTTTTTTTGGCAACCTTCACGATCCCCGCCGCTGCGGGCGTTTTGGGGATCGAGGTCTTCGACAATTCGACGTTAGTTGACAGCCTTTCGGGGCTAACGACCGGGACGGCGCATCTCACCGCCAGCGACGCGGCGTTCAGCGACATTCAGGTGAACGTTGAAGGCTCGCCGGTTCTGCCGTTCGCCGATCTGTCCTCGACCAGCCTCGACGCCACGGCGGCAACCGGCTTCACAGGCACGCACACGTTGACCGTCGAGGTTTTTCAAACCGGCGTCAGCGGGCGCGGTCCGACGCAATCGACCTTCACCGTAAACGGCCTCATCGGCGGACCCGGCCCGACGACCGAAAGCACCTTCGAGGGTGGTTCGAGTTCGAGCTTGGGGACGCTGCTTTCGGCGCACACGTTCCCCGTCGGCTTGACGAACGGATCGGCGCAGCTCGATGCGGCGGCAGGATCGTTCACCGCCGACGCGCTCGAATATCAGATCGCGTTCGCCGCGCCCAATCAGAGCTTCGGCGGATCGGTAGAGCTGACGACCAGCGTCCCCGAGCCTTCGACCTGGGCGATGTTGATCGTCGGCTTTGCGTTTCTTGGATGGGCGGCCTCGCGCCGCAACAGGGAGTGGAACCATGCCTAAGCATCCGGCAGGCGACGCGCACCGCGACGCTGCGAAAAAGCACGAGGACGCGATGAAGCTGCACCAACAAGCGGCGCAGGCCCACGAACAGGGCCAGCACGAAAAGGGCCAGGAGCACGCCGAGAGCGCAGCCGAGCACTCCGACCAAGCGCACACGGCGAGCGACACCGCCAAGCAACATTCGTCGCGAGGGCAGACGTAATCCTCTGAGTGTTTACAGTCAATAGAGGGCCGGGCGCCCGGCCCTCACTTCCAAGGGAGCATGACAATGGCGCAGAACCGCAGCTACGATCCGCCGATCACGGCGCCGCCCGAGACGCCGCCCCGGACCATCCTGCAAGTCGATACGCAGTCGGAAATCAGCGAGTGGGGCGCGATCCCCAAGGTTGTGCCTAAGCCCGAAGGCGGCGTGCCGTTGCAGCCGAACATCGTCGGCAAGTCGAACAACAGCTAGGGCCGCTAAATGCCTAAGACAATCTCCGACGAGGAATACGGGTTTTTACAGAACAAGCGAGTCACCGCGGACTTTGTTGAGGGCATCTACAACGATCCGCAGCTCAACAAAGAGGCCAAGCGCCTCATCAAACGCAAGTACCCCAACTTGCAAATCCCCGACTATGACATTGAGGACAAACTCGATAGGCGGCTGGCCGCCGAGGACGAGGCGAAGCGCAAGGCCGAAGATGACGCCCGGCGCAAGAAAGACCTCGACGATTGGAACGCCAGCCGCGATCGGGTGAAGAAGGATTACGGCTTCACCGACGAGGGCATATCCGACCTCGAAAATTGGATGCAAGAACACGCCGTGGCCGATCACGAAGTGGCCGCGAGCTACAGGGCGGCTAAGAACCCAAAGACAAGCGAACCGACTTTCGACAGCCAGTATTATCGGTTTGAGAAGGCGGACAACTTCGCGGAGATTGCGAAAGACCCGGAAGCGTGGGGACGGAAAGAAATTCTAGGCGCCATCCATCGCGATCAGGAGCGTGCGCGCGGAGCGAGATAAATGCCGATCCTTGGCGCCGGTATCATCCCTTCGGGGCCAATCGGCCTCGAACTCGAAGCAACCGTGCGGCGTGTGTTCGCCCAAATGGTTGTCATCCTTATCTACAAGCAAAACCCGCTGCTCGCCCTGCTCTTGCGCAACGCCATCCGCGCGTCGGGCGGCGTGTCGCCGTACACCCAACCCGTCCAGACCGGGCAATATGTGCAATCGAGCTGGATCGGGCCAGCCGGGCAATTCGACTTGCCGCAGGACGTGGCCGCGACCGTTAACGCAGAGTTCAACATGTGCTGCTTGGCGACCCCAGTTTCCTCCTTGGGTCTCGAACAGCTTGTGACGCAAGACGCGATCGCCGTCGCCTCGCGGCTCATGTTGAAGCTCAACGACCTCAAGAACAGCTCGCTCCAAGCCCTCTCGACCGCTTTGTTCGGGCCTCCGACCACAAACGTCCTGCAAATGTTCTCGTTACAGGACGCCTACGGCAACACCACCACGGCCCCGACCTACGGCGGCCTCCTGCGCTCCACCTATCCAGACTGGCAGGCGCTCGTCGTTCCGGCAGCGGGTGGCGTCCTGACGCGGGCGCAGTTCATCCCCAACATGCTCGCCGCAGTGAAGAACTCAGGCGGCGAGGCGCTCGATTTTGTCGTCATGTCGGTCGAGGACTGGACGACCCTCTTGACCGACTTCATGAGCGTGGAGAGGTACAACAATGATCCTTCTTCTCGATGGGGCAAGGATGATCCTGTTAATAGCGGTTTTCGCGGGCTTCTGTTGGGGGATACTCCATTATTCTTCGACCTCAACTGCCCCCAAGGAACCGCCTACGGCTTCAATTCCAAGTACATCACGCTAGTCATTCACGAGGACGCCAACTTCGCCTGGACCGGCTGGTATTCCACCATCCCGCAAGGGCAGATTGCCAGCGTGGGCCTCTCGCTTACTGCGCTCAATCTGGTCTGCTCTAAGCCGTCGACCGGGATCCAGCTCCAAGGGATAACCGGAGGCGCGGACTTCTGATGGCTCCGCACCAAGAACGGGTGTTGCTCGAAAGGGGCGAGCTGGGCGACAGGCTCGACAGGCTCGACGCCTTCATTATCGGTGACACGTTCGCGACGTTGCCTGACGAAGATCAGGTGCTTCTCAAGAGGCAAGCCGACGCAATGCGGCTTTACGAAAACATCCTCGATCAGCGCATTGCGAGGTTCGCGGCTAATGTTGCCGGTTAGCGCATGGCCGCCCGGACCGCCCGGCGCTTCGCTCTCGCCGTTCGGCAGGCCGCGCACGGTCAACGTAAGCCGCCACGTCCACGGCTTCGTGTTGCCGAAGGGCGCATGGATGGTCCAGACGAGCTCGAACCGCGTCGTCATGTTCCGACCCGAAGTCAGGAACATTAACCCGCCCCGCACGCCAGGAACCGGACTATTGCCGGGGTCAATTCCGCCGAACGCTCGTGGCAAAGCGGGGGAGGCGAGCCGTGTTGAGGCTAGATGTCCTCCCCCACCATGCCCGCCGCCAAAACGCCAACGTTTTCTGACCCACGACGCCTACCTCGAGGCGTGGCGGGCGTGGCAGCGGGAGACCGGGCGAACCGATCCGCCGATCAGACCCGTTCCGGGGCGCGTTCCGCCCAATTTCTTCGGCTGGCGGTTTGTCAGCGCTCCGGCGACGGTTTTGATCCGTCCGTGCTCTGGCGGGACGGTTTTGGCCGACGGGCAGAACGTCGTCATCGCTGGCGGGGGTTTCGCGACCATCACGCAGGCGTTTTCGGTATGAGCAACGGCACAGCTCCCGTTCAGCCGGCGCCCGTTCCGCCGTCGATCGAAGGGATCGAACAGCCCGTATTCGGATCAGGATCAGCGACCTCGCCCGCCACCCCGATCGACATCACCGGCTCGCCGATCATCCCGCCGCCGACAATCGGCGATCCCGTCGGCGTTCCGACTTTCCCGCCCGAGGCCCCAGACACCGCGCCCGTCGCCGTCCCGACCGGCCCGCTCGTCGGCCCGGCGATTAGCCCGGCCCCAGTCCCGCCAAGCGTCCCAGGCTATCCGCAGCCTCAGTTTGAAACCGGCGATGCGGCCGACCCGTCAACGATGTTCCCCGGCTGGACCCTGACCGACCCGCCGTATCCGCCGATCGTGTTCGCCAATATCTTCAACATGGGCGCCGTGCCGCCGCCCGCGACTGCGACCACGCCGGTCATTCCGTGGGAGGGGGCCGTGACGCCGGGGCCGCCCGAACCCGAGGAACCGGAAGAACCAGAGGAACCACCGGCTTCGCCACCGGACGACACCGAACCAGCGACGGCGGCCAGGACCGCTCCCAAGCCGAAACCGCGCGCCAAGCCCAAGGCGAGGAAAAAGCGGTAAGATGGCTCTATGCTCGCGCAGTACATTGACGAGGTTCAAAGCCACCTGAACGACAGTCAGGGGCAGTTTTTTACGATCCCGCGCCTGACCGGCTTCATCAATCGCTCACGCCGCCGCATCGCCGCCGTCTCCGGTTGCATCCGCATGATCCCGCCCGGCGCGCAGACCATCCCCGGCAAAGAGGTTTACCCGTTCGCCCGCTGGCAGTCGCTTGTCGAAGAAGTCGTGCCGCAAGCGCAGTGCATCCTCGCCTGCCGCTCGCTGGCCGTCGGCCTGGGCGGCGGATGGGTGCAAGACGCTGACGGCGATTGGGCCGTGCGGAAAGGATCGTGGAAACCGCTGTGGAAGCGCCTTGTCTGGACCGACTTCCAGGCGCGCTTTCGCATTTACGGCGGGACGTTCTTCGGCACGATCAGCCAGCCGGGTTGGTACGCCCAATATGGCGAAGGCCCGCTAGGCTCGCTCTACCTCGCGCCAATCCCGTCGATCGCCGCGCCGATGGAAGTGGACTTGACCTTGATCCCCAAGCCGCTTCTGACCGACGACGACATCGAGCCGATCCCTTACCCTTGGGTTGACGCGGTGAGCTACTGGGCCACCGTCCTCGCGCTCTTTCAGCAGCAGCGCAAAGAGGACGCGCAAGCGATGGCGGAAGTTTTCAACACGGATTTGCCGATGTGCGCGAGCGTGGTCTGTCCGCAACTGATTATGAACGCCTATGGCGCGACACTCCGATCAGCGTGAGGATCGAGCTTTTAGGGACGATCCAAGACATGCGCGATTGGCGGTTCGGCGACGACGAACCGCAGTGGCTCCCGCCGATCTGGCGATCGGCGCTCGAACTCGGTCAGTGGCTCAATGGCAACGCAATCCGCAAATCAGGCCGACATAACGACGCTGGAAAAGTGGAAGGGCCTCAATCAGCAATCGAAAAGGGGTAGCCTCGACGACGAAGAAGAATGGTGGAACGAGAACCTGTTCGCCATCGGCCCCGGCAACCTCCGCTCGTGTTGGGGCAGGAGCGCGCCGATCTACACCGCGCCCGCAGCCACGCAAATCCTTCGCATCTTCTTCGGCTTCTACGGCAACCAGACCCCGCAATATGGAGCGCCGCCGCCCGGCGCGATGGGCTGGATGTTCCTGTCCGACGGAACGATTGACGAAGTGGACCTTAACACCGGGGCTTTGACCGGCTTACGCGGGCACGGTCCCATGTGGGACGCCGAGAACCCGCCCCAATATTGGGCCAGCGCCAAGGTCTGGCGACCGCAGTTCTACGGCGCGCAGGCTGGTCAGCAGGGCGGCGTTCTGTTTGGAAGTCCTTCGGCTGCTGGCCTCTACGCCTGGGACGGAACCACGCTCTCAAGGCCCGGCGACCCCGCGCCTGATTGGTTGACCGATCTCGCTGAGACAGACCCGACCGCGCCCATCCCGCCCATGCCGTCTGGCTTGCCCGGCATCTATGCGATGGAGGTTTACGCCTCGCGGCTTTGGGTTGTCGGCAAGGATGTTGTCAGTTTCAGCGCACCGTCGAACGGCGCTGACTTTTCGACCGCCAACGGCGGCGGATCGTTCGGCTATTTCGGCGATCGGCTCGTGTACTCGTACATGGATATCGCCGCCTCCGCCGGCTACCTCTATCTGTTCGGCGACAGCTCGATTGACGCCATCAACAACGTTACGCTCGTCGGGCAGGCCGGGCAGCTTGCATCGCCGGTCACAACCGACTTCAATTACTTCAATGTCGATCCGCAAGTCGGGCAACGCTTCCCGCGCCCGATCGGACGGCATGGCCGCTACTTCGCCATGTTCAACGGCGCAGGCGTTTACCTCCTGCAAGGCGGCGAGGCGACGCCGATCGGCGACAAGGTGACGAGCGTTTGGAACCAGCTCGACACGTCGCTCTATCTGCCGACCTTCGCCACCGCGACGATGTTCGGCTTCCGCGTTCTGTTGCTCAACGGGCGGTTCACCGATCCGTGGGGGATCACGCGCTCGCTCATCCTCATGTGGCATCCGACGAAGAACAACGAATTTTGGAGCGTCGCCAGCCAGGGCCTCGAACTGACGCAAATCGGCTACTACGAGCAAGACAGCGTTTGCACGCCCTACGGCACTGACGGGACGAGCCTCTATCGACTGTTCGCGCAGCCCGACCCGGCGCTCGTCAAACGCTACGCCTCCAAGCAGCTCCGCTCGAAAGACAACCCGCTCGCCATCCGCAACTTGAAGCGGCTCTTTTGCGAGCTGCAAGACAACGACGGGCGCGGCGTGTCGATCACCGGCGAAGTCGAATGCCGAGGCGGCGGCGTGCCGGGCGGCGTCGAGGCCGTCAATTTCGAGCTGACGGCGGGCGCGGTCCACGACATCATTCCCTCGCCGCTCGAAGGGTCTGGAATTTGGGGGGCTATTGACCTCCGCTCGATTTCGCCGGATTTTACGATCGAGAGGCTGTTCCTAGCCTCCGAAGAACGCACGCTGTTTGGAGCGTGAGAAAGTCGTAGGTGCCGCCAATGCCCGCGATCATCCGCATCGCGCGCCGTGGCCGTCGAACCCACCGATAGGAGAGAACCCCCATGCCTAACTCAACTTGGCTCGATTTCACCGAGGAACGCCGGGGCCGTCGAGGCCGAAGGCGCTACAGGAGGTAGGCATGGCAAGACGGCTCAGACAGACCCGTCGCGCCCGCCGCATCCGCGCCCGCCGCCGTAGATAAATGCCGCGCTCAGGCGCACGCGCCACCGCGAACCTCGCCCGCCAGATGAAAATCAAAAACTGGCGGCTCCCGTCGTGGCGCCCACGGCTCAACAGCTATCGCAAAGGCAGGAGGCTTTAATGGCTCGACGACGCATGGTGTTGGTTCCGGCTTCACGACGCGCAGCTCGCGCGCGGCGCCGCGGACGACGGAGGTAACGATGGCTCGCGGCGTCAATTTGGGGCCGCGCTCTCGCGTTGACCCCGCAGGCAAGCTCCCCACTCGGCGACCGTCCACCCGCGTCCGACGCGCGCGTGGACACCGGCAAGGCACCGGACGAGGCCGCCCGAGACGGAGACGCCGATAATGGCTCGCCGGTCTAAGGCTCCAGGCCGGACAGGGCCGGTCAAACGAATGCCTTGGACTGACGACGCTTGGCCCTCTGATTGGGGCCGAGGCAAGCGCAGGGGCCGCCGCGCCGGGCGGACCCCGCGCCCCGGCGCGCGAACCGGCCCGGTCAGGAGCAAGCGAAGGCGATGAAGTCGCCCTTTGCGCCCTTCATCCCGTTCGATCATCCCGCCAACTTGGCGAACGAGGACGGCACTCTAAAGGGGACAACGCCGCAAATGAATGTTCTCGGAATTGACGTAGGCGCAACCGGCGCGATCGCGCTCCTGGGCGAAGGCGGAACCCTTCTCGACGTGTGGGACATGCCCTGCCTGCGCGATGGCCCGAAGAACCGGCGCACGATCAATGGTCCTCTGCTTGCCGAGCTTGTCTACAAATCGCACGCCCAAAAAGCGTTCGTTGAGCGCGTCGGCCCGCGACCGAAAGAGGGCGCCGTCGGGGCCTTCCAGTTCGGAGATTGCAAGGGCGTCATCCGTGGCGTGCTTGCCGCCGCCGCGATCCCGACGATTTGGATTTCGCCGCCGCAGTGGAAACGCGTCGCGAACATCCCACCCGGCAAGGATCAGAAAGACATGGCGCGATCCGTGGCGATCGCCCGCTGGCCAGCTCATGCCGACAAGTTCGCCCTCAAGAAAGACGACGGCAGGGCGGAAGCCGCGTTGATCGGGCTTGCTGGCTTGCTGCGCTTCATGGACGTGGTTGAGCTCGTGCCGCTGACCAACCTTCAAGCGCGAGGCCGCGCGTAATGGCGAGGCGAGCAACCAAGGCGCAGAAACGCGCCGCCCGGCGCAATCTGCGCAGAGCGCGAGGCTCACGCCGCAGACGATCGAGGAAGTGATGGCTGACCGACGAACATGGCCCTACGGCAACCGCGATCCGGTCTTGAACCGCGACGCGCCCGGACCCGTCTATTACACCGGCCCCGACGGCTATCATCGCTCCGATCGCGACGTGGCGGGACCGCTGCGCATGGGAACGACGGCGAACGTCGGCCCGAAGGGGCCAGCGGTGCGCGCCGACCGGAGTTGGGAAAGCGACTTCGGCATGGACCGGATCGACCCGACCGCAGGACACGACATCAACAAGGGGACGAGCCAGCCGCCGCCGCCCTACAAGTCCGACCTCATCGCGCGGGTGGAGCGCGGTGGCCGCTCTCGCTCCTAAGCCCGGCTTCGATTGGTCGAAGCTGACCTGGGGGCGGCCCGACAGCCCGCCGACGGTCCTTTGCTCGTGTTGTTCTGCTTCATTGAACGAGGATAGCGTGCCGCTCATCGTGTCCAACTCGGAAGGCTGGACGGTGCGCTTCTGCGACGATTGCATGGCAAAATGGTGGGGTTTCGAGCATGTCGATCGTAAGCTTGATGACCTACCCCGATAATGAACGGGGCCAAGCAGCGTTCGAGTTTGACCACGCCATCGAGCATCGCTCGATCACCACCGCGATCGGCAACCCAAGCCTGTTCAACCTGCAAAACTATCTGCTCAATCCGGCGCTAGGCCAGGACATAGCCAACGGCAATTGGCAGATGCAGCACCAACAGGCGCATGACGACGCCGGCGCCTATTTCGGCGTCCCAAGCTTGCCGATGATCGGCGAAGGGCCGAAAACCCCGCAATGGCTGTTCATCAACTCCACGGAACACAGCGCGTTGAACGGCGCGATCTTGGCCGCGAGCCTCGCCTGATTGTCGAAAACGACGTGCCGTGGATGCTCGAAGTCGCGCGTCGGCGCTACGACCCGCGCTACGATTTCATCGGCGCGGAAATGTGGTTTAGGAACATCGTTTTAAAACAACCGATGGTGTTTCTGCCGATCCGCTCTCAAGACGCCTTCGCCATCGGAATGCTGTCAACCGTGCCGTGGCGACCGCAGGAAGTCGAGTGCAACGTCGCGATGGTGTGCGCCGACTTCGGGGCCTTGTGGCAAGCCGTCACCCTCATGCGCGTCACTCTCGCCTGGGCGAGACAGCGTAAGTGCATCAAATGGCGGGTAACTTCCGAGACGGATTTCGACTTAGGCCCGATTGCGCATAAACTCGGCGCGGAAAAAGAACCATACCGCTATGTGGTGAAGCTCGAATGATTGGCGGCGGCAGTTCGAAGGCGGGCGGCGCTCAACAGGAGCAATATCCCTATTTCTCGACCAGCGGCGGCGTCACCCCGCAGCAACAGTCGCTCGCCGACTACGATTACGGCCAGCAATTGCTGACCGGCCAGGGCGAGTTCGAGGGCGGCGGCCAGGGCGGCGGCCCGATCGACAGCACAATGGCGACGCAGACCGCAGGCGGGGCGAACGTCGGCAAGGCGCTCAATCTCAGCTCCATGTCGAACACCAACGCCGACGCCGAGTACAGCGCCTACCAGAACGCCATCAACATCGACCAGCAGAACCAGGGCAACGCGCTCGCCGAGCAACAGTCGCAAGGTACGGCGCTTGGCTCGTCGCTTGGCAGCTTGGCGTCATTGGTCAAGGGCGGCGCGGGCGCGACCCCGGCGACGGCCTGAGTGTAAACTGTAAACACCTAGAGGTTTACCAGTGAGCATAGGTGGCGGCAGCAGCAAGGGCGGCGGATCGGGCCTCGACACCAATCTGCAACAGGGGCAGTTCGAGTTCGGGCCGACGCCGTTCGACCTCTCGACCCTCGCCAGCGTGATCGGCCAAAACACCCAAGCGACCGACGCCCGCTATCAGCAACTCGGCCTGGGCGGCTCCACCATGCAGCAGCAGGACGACACCAACCAGCAATTGCTTGGACAGGCGGTCCAGGGCCAGGAGCAAACGCAGGAAGTCAAAGACCCGGCGCTCAACCCCGCGCTGCAAAAGGCGGAAACCAATCTGCCGTCGTCGGCGGTCCTGGGCGCCAACCAGCAAAGCGGGACAAGCCTCGGCAGCCTCGCCGGGACCGCCCTCAGTCTCGGAGGCATCCTCTAATGGGCGACATCGGCAGCGCGGTTTCGAGCGGCTTTGGCGACCTTTCGAGCGGCTTTGGCGACGCCATGAGCGGCCTCTCAAGCGCGTTTGGCGGCGGCGGCCTGGGCGGCGTCGGCAACGCCATGTCGTCCATGTTCGGCGGCGGCCAGGGCGGCAGCGCCGCGGCGCCCGCCGTCAGCTCGCCCGCGCCGGTTTCCGACCCGAACACGACGCAAGCCTTGTCGATGCAGCCGCCGACCAATCAGGCGAACCAAGACCCGACCGGCACGACAGGCGGCACGCAATCGAACGCGCAGACCGGATCGACGCCACAAGGCCAGACGAGCGACGATCAGGCGCGATCAGACGCGCTCGCCAAGCTGCGCAAGCAGCTCCAAGACAACGTGGCGAAGCTCCGACAGGGACAAAACCCCTACCAGCCGGGCGCGGGAGCTGGCGCGCCGCTCCAGGCGGCAGGGCAAATCGACACGTCAGGCGCTTCGCCAAGCGGCGGCGGCGGCGGTTCGTGGCTGGACGCGCTCAATCCGATCAGTTCGGCGCAAGCGTCAATTCTGCATCCCAACCTAGACAACCCAAGCCTGCACCCTGACTTGTCTGCTCCTGCGCCAGCGGCAACTCCCGCGCTTGGCGGCGCTCCTTACGCTGATCCGAACACCGGACAGTTGATTGACCCGACGACAGGAACGCCGATCGGCGGGCCGGGCGGACAGGTGACGCCGACGGGAAACCAACCAGCGCGTCCTGTGACGCCAACGCCAGCGGCGGCGGCTCCTGCGGCGGCAACTCCTGCGCCAGCGGCGGGGGAGGCGGCGCCAGCGCTAGGCGGCGGGCCGGGCAACGAGGAAGAAGCGCCTAGCGGAACGCCTCAAAGTGACGTTGGCGACGTGTCGGGCGTGTTCAGCAATCTTCCCGACACCACGTTTGACGACAGCGGCGCGACGGACGCCGACAAGCCGAGCAAAGACGCAACGCCAGCGTCAGCCGAAGGCGGCGGACGGCAAGGCGGTGGCCCGCAAGGCGGGGGCGTGCCTGGGCCGTCGAACATGGATCCCGGCAGACTGTTTCGCGACATCATCGGCCTCGCCACCGGCTCGCCGACGGCGCTTTCCGACCTCGCAGGCGCAATGGGCGGCCAGGGCGGCGGCATGGGCGGACTTGGGATGATGCTTCCCTTGCTGGCGATGGGGATGGGCGGAATGTTCGGCGGCGGCGGCGGCCGACACGGCGGCTTTGGCCGTGCGCCGCCCGGCTTCGGCCGGATGATGCGGCGCGGCGGCGCTCCCGGCTTCGGCGGCGGGCGCGGCTTCGGCCGAATGCCCGGCTTCGCAGGCGGCCACCTTGGACCGGGCTACTATCCGAACCGGCAAGGCGGCTTCCACTGGCATCCAGGCGGCTACCATGAGGGATGGGACGCGCACCACGATTGGGGCAGGCGCGGGGGCGGCGGGGGCGGCGGCGTCAATCCGTTCGCGCAAGCCCTCGCCTACGGCGGCGACCAGGGCGGCTTCGATCAGCAAGGCAACCCGACGTCGGGCGGCCAATTCAACCGGCAGGGCCAGCGCGTCGGCGGACGCGGCGGTCCGGGCGGCAGCGTCCCCGGCGCGAACGCGCTTGGCGGGCGTGGTCGAATAGACCCGACGGCGATCAATCCGATTGGCGGCCAGCTCACGAACCTCGGCATCGGGCGCGGCGCGCAGGCTGGCGTCATCGCTGGCCTCATGGGCGAAAGCGGCATGGGCCTTGACCCAACGTCATTCAACGCGCGCGATCCCGGAGGCGGATCAGGCGGCATAGGCCAGTGGAACCGGGGGCGGTTAATTGGTCCAAGCGGGATGCTCGCCTATGCCCAAAACCACGGCGTCGACGTCGATCCGATGAACCCGCGCGATGCGCTGAAGGTGCCGCGCAACATTCAAATCGGCTATCTCATGAGCGAGCTGCAAGCGCCACAGTTCGCGGGCCTGCGGCAATCGTTGCAAAACGCGCGCAACCCGCAGGAAGCTCTGTGGGCTTGGATTACGCAATATGAGCGGCCCAAAGATCCGGAAGCCGCGTATCGTCAACGCTCGCAATACCTCAATCCAGTTTTCGCCAGCTTGGGCCAGGGCGGCGGGACCGATGGCGGCGGCGACGCCAGCGGCGGCGATGCAATCGCCTCCAACATCGACAACCTCTCAGGCGTCTTCAACGATCTTGGAGGCGACGCCGTAGCGAGCGCACAATGAGCGATACGTGGAGAGCCCCCGACCCCGACTTTAACGACGGCCATTTCGAAGAACTGCCCGACGAGGTCCACTCGCCGCATTGGGTGCCCGACAAGCCGCCGCCTGGATTGCCCGACAGCGGCACATGGACGCCGCCGCCCGGAGCTCCATCGCCGCTCAACCAACTCGCCAAATCGCAGCCCGACATTTGGCAGCGCGGCGGCGGGCGAGCCGACCAGCCGACCACCGTCGCCAACCTCGGCCCGCAAACGCGACCGCCGCAACCGCAAACCCCGACCGTCAAGCCGCAGCCGCAGCCGTGGACACAGCCACGCGCGGCGCCGCAACCTCAACGACCCGATACGCCGCTCTTATCGCCGACCGGCCTCCCGCCGCCCGTTCGGCAGTTCAGCCCGTACCTCCCGGCCATGCCGACCCGATCGCATGACGCCTGGGGAACGACATCGCCCTTCGCGCCCGAGCCAAGGAGCTTTGAAGTCCCGTCGATCAATCAGGGCGTCGGCAGTTGGTTTGGTCAAAACGGTTCGGGGATCACGGCGCTCTTGGGCCTCGGCGGCGCGAATTTCGCCAACGCCTTCGCCAAAAGCTACATGCAGGGCATGACGTGGAAGTCAAACTTCCAGCGCGAGCAAATGCAGCAGCACATGGAGGCGCTGGCGATCCAGCAGAAAGAGGAAACCGACGCCTACGCCGAAGTCGTCAACACCTATGCCGCGAACGACTACAAGGATGTTGGCGGCGTCTCGTACCAGCAAGCGATGGAGCAAGTCGCGCAGCGGTATAACGACACGAACATGATTAACACGCTCGCCACGTCGGGGCCGGGCGGCGCGTACAAGCTCCTGCAAAACCGCGACGCCAAGTGGCAGGACGTTCAAGCCTCCAACAAGGTGGCGAACAAAGACGCGCAGGACGCCAAAGACCTGTCCGATTGGGATGTTCCAGGCGCGTCCGCCACCGACGCCCAAGGCGCGCCCGGCGCGTCGACAACCCCGCCCTCGCTTGCAAGCACCGCCGCGCGAGCGCCCGGTATGCCGTCGCCGCCACCCGATCCCAACGCTCCGTCGCCGCAGGCGCAGCCCGTCGCGTCGCAGCCCGAGACCCAAACCGATCGCGTCGACGCCCTTCCCCGCTACCAGCAAGAAGGGATCGAATTGCTGCGCGGCGGCAATCTCAGCGGCGTTCCCAAAGCCGTGCAGCCGCACGTCAAACAATTCGCCGACGACACCTTGGGCAAGATGGACGCGCTCGTCGCCAAGGCTCAAGGCGGCAAGATGACCAAGGATCAGATCGAGCAAGAACTGCGCAAGATCAATCCGGCGATCGCGGGCGAGTTCGCCGGGATACGCGACCTTGACGCTCCGCTTCCAGGCGGCATGTCGGCGATCAACGCGCACCCGTTCTGGCGCGACATCGCCAGCCTTGCCTCCGCGAGCGTGCCAGGATGGCGCGCCAACGATTACGCGGTCGTCGGCGAAATGCAGCGCGACTACACGACCGGCACGTCAAGTCGCCGAATGCAGGCCGCCAACAACATGGCCGACGCCGCCGTCCCGCTGCTAAAGGCTTTAAAAAACATCCCCGAAGGCACCAGTCCGCCAGAAAATTGGATCGAGCAAATCGCCGCTAAGAGGTTCACCGGCGATCCGCGTTGGGTGACGCTGTTCAACACATTGCAGCAATACGTGCAGGAAAGCCAAAGCTTGGCGTCGCCGACCGGACGCTATTTCGAGGGCGACGTGAACCGGATGATGCACGAGTTCGACATCGCTCAAGGGCCAAGAGCTATGCGCTCGATCATCGGCGCTGACGCGGATGCAGCGACACGGCGCATTGGAACGCTCACCGACGATTACCAGAATACGGTGCATAAACCGTTCCCGCCGCACTACAATCCGAAGGCCACCGAAATTCTCAAGGCGCTCGCGACCATCGACCCCGACAAGGGGTTTGGCGATCGGTCCGACTTGCCGCCCGACTTGCAAGGGCTAGGCATGGGGCAATCCGATCCCGCAGCCAGTCGCGCAGCCCCCGCTGCGCCGACCGGCCCAACACCCGGTTGGGGCGGCTACAAGGTGCAGTAATGCCGACCTTCACGATCAAAAAACCTTGGGGGCAGTCGTACACAATCGACGGCCCCGAAGGTTCGACGCAAGAGCAAGCCGAGCAAGAGCTGGATCAACAGCTTCGCGGATCACAAGACAATCCAATCGGGCAGGCCGCCGCCGTCGATCGCGATCGCAGCCAGCCGGGGATCAAAGGCATGGTGGCGCGCGGACTGACCGGCTTCGCCCAAGGCGAGAAGGAGCTTGGCGCGAGCGCCCTCAACATGGTTGGCGTCAAGCCTGGGGCCGCCTATCAAATTCAGGAGAACACGCCCAACGTCAGTCCCGTCGAGAAGTTGGGACGCGGCATCGGCAGAGCTGGCGTGCCGTTGCCGGGCGGGCCGATCGCGCAAGCCGTCGGCGGCGGCGTCACAGGCGCGCTGCAACCGGCAGACAATTGGACGGATCGAGCCAAGAACGCAGCGATCGGCGCGGGAAGCGCATCCGGCCTTGGCGCATTGGCGCGCTCCATGTCGCCAAGCCAACTCAGCCACCTTCTCGGCGCTGCGGGCGGCGCGGCGTTAGGATACGGTCACGGTCCAATGGAGATGCTTTTCGGGACCGGGATCGGCGAACGCCTGGGCGGCTACGTCCCGCTTGGCCGTCTCGCACAATGGTTCGCAACGCAATATCCAGGCGCCGCCGCCGAGATGGGAATTGGCGGCGCAAACCTCGCAGGGAAGATTGCGAATGACCAAGGGACCGGCCAAAGCCGCTGACCCGCTGGACGTGAACGCCCGGCTCTATCGCCAGATCGCGCGGCTGCTCGACGAGATGGAAGCCGCCGACATGGATGACAGGATGACCTTTCCGCAGCGCATCAGTGCGCTTATAGCGATCGGACGCATCCAGAAAATCTTCGTCGATTTGCGGAAGGGCGATTATGACGGATCAGCAGGGAGCAAAATCCGAGAGTACGCCTCGGCCTTCGCGAGCGCCGATGCAGTTGGTGGGCGAGCGAACCGTCCCCGATCCGCCCCAACCCCTATCCGCTTTGATCGCCGGGGCGACGGCGACGACGACAGCGCCGCCTAAGACGATGGCGTCAATCGCCGCGTCGCTCCCGACGCGGGAAGGCGAATACATCCACCGGGCAGCCTGGAAGGCTGGCGTCCTAGGCGCGGTCAACGTCCTCGTTGCGCTCGTCGCCGTCCGCCTCATCCTGCTCATCGCGGTCATCGGCGCGATCACGCTGGCCTGGGCGGTCGTCCCCGCGCTCATTAAAGCGACCGATCCGATCGCGTGGCCTGCCCTTATTATGCTTGTTGTCTACGGATTTTTGGTAGTCATCCCGCTCGTCTGGCTCTCCAGCCGCCGATAAATCCCGCAGGTTAATCCACTTCCGCCGCATGTTGGCTCTCCAAGCCTCTAGGAAGGCCGCTGGCTGGCCTCGGCGTCATCGCCGTGTAGGATACCGGGGATCGTCGTTTCGGGAACGGGCGCCCGGTCTAATCCACGCCCCAACACCCTGCGCGACGGTTTCTTGGCCGTTTCGGCCTTGGCGGCGGCCTCGGCCTTCGTCCCTTCGGGGTCAATCGCCTTGCGGACCGCCATAACCGCCTCGTTTACCCTCCCTGGGTTGACGCCCATGAGGGCTGCAACTTCGTGTTGATCCCACCCGTTAATCAACACGGCGTAGGCGACCTTTAGCTTCTCGGCAGGCGTCAGCGCGGTCTTGGTTTCCAGATACGGATTGTTTTTCATCCCTTCATCCAATTCTCGCCGCCCTCGTCCACCAAATGCGGCAACGCAACGGTCGAGGCGACGAACGTCGATCCGTTGTTGTCCTGCTTCCAGGCAATCGCGAACGCGGGCACGCCCGGCTCGTCCGTCGGAATAGGGATCACGAAAGGACCGTTGCCGCCCGGTCGAATGTCGCCCTCCCAATGGAGTTTCTTCGCCAGCTCCCGTGCGCGGTCCCAAATCGCGTAAAACTCTCGTGCGTCTGGCGGGCCGTCGATCGCCTCCATTTCGTCGCTGTAAACACCGAAAAAATCATTCGGCTTGTGCCAGCCATGCCACCAGTCGATCGGCGATATCGAGTAAACCCATATCGTCATGACGAGGACCTCTTGAGCGCCGTCGCATGCTTGACGAGGCTCGCCGCGACTTGCAGCGCAAGGTCCGGGGACATGGCGAACCATGCCACCGGCGAGCCAAAATCGACCCGCACCTGACCCTTCTCCTTCTTGACGGTGAAGGCCAGTTCGCCCTCATCCGTCGGGTTGAGCTTGCCCTTGGGGAACCTGCCGGTCGGCCCAACCGCCTCGTTCACGATCGCATCCACACCGACATGCGAGGAACCGGGCGGCGAGCGTGCGACGGCGCCGCAATGATCGGGCGAGCGTTAACGAGGCGCAGCTCAAGCGTCATGTCGAAGATTTCCGCGACCACGACCATGCTATCGGCGCGCGCCTCCCGCACCCGGCCCGACAGCCAATTGCGGATCGTCTGGCCTGACACCCCGCCGCGCGACAACACCGCGATCTGTTCGGGCGTCATGCCCGACTTGCGGATGATCCCCTTCAAGTCTTGAAACGCGTCCGTCATTTCGTCACTCCCGCATCGTCACCACTCGGCAATTGACAGTGCAGAATTTCGCGGAGGTCCGCCTCCTGTTTGGGCGTGAGGCCCTTCGCCTTCATCTCGCGGATCGTCTCGCAGCCGTGACACAGCGTCACGTCGCGCCCGTCGCCGAACTCGAACACGTTCGTCTTGCAATCGTCGCAAACAAATTCACGGCTATTTGACATCCATCCCCTCCATCCACTGCTTGAGCCTGATCGCCGGATCGTACCGGGGAGGCAGGCACAGGCAGACAAGCGCGATCACGCCGCACGCGATCCCCAACCAATCACTCATCGGGCGCCTCCGGGTTGACGATCTTGAGCTGCATATCCTCGTCACGCTGATAGGCGACCTCGGCAGGCGTCTCGACGCGCCGCACAACCGCATATGCGCCGAGTGAACGCGCTCGCTCTGTCATCACATCTAGCGCGTCACAAAACGACGATAGCGCGCTGCGCAGCACGCCGAGATAGGCTCGATCCGGCAGGAAACACGTGTGAACGGGCGGCGTCTGCGGGTGCCACGAATAGAAATGAACCGAGTCGAGTTGCCCCTCGCCGACAAGAAGATGACCCATGACCTGGGGACGGTAATCATCGCCGGGACCGTCCAACAGATAACCGATCTGCGTCCACGCGGCGGGGCATTTGATTTCGATGCTCTCGCGATGACCCTTGAACAGCCGATCCGGCGACGCCCCAAGCCGCCCATCGTCCGTCGTCAAGAAGCCGCCCGGCTCCAACATCACGTCGTTGGCGAACTGAAACGCGGCGACGGCTTGCGGCTCCCGCTCTTTGCCTAGCGCGACCCACTTCACGTAACCGATTTCGTCATCCATCGTTTCGTAGAGAAGTCTTTCTGCGATCAGCCGGTAGAGATACTTCACCGCCTGTTTCGACGGCTCGCCCTTCGGCGTCACGATCTTGTGGAAGTTTGAGCTCGTCGGGCGCCCGATCCGCAGCGCGTACCATTCCGCGCTGCCCTGCTCGACGCGATGCAGCCGCACGTGTGGCCTCCCATTGCTTGAACGCCCCTAACGCCCGCATGCAGAGCAACAGCGACGGATCGCCCGCCATGTCGATGATTTCTTCGTCGGTTGGATTGCGCAGCGTCAACGCTTCGTCGGCGTAAACCATCACATGATGACAATAAAGGCAAATCGACACATCGCCCGGCCCCGGCTTGGCGTCGTCATTCTCAACGCGCGACGAACTGTCCAGCACCTCGCCGCAGGCGAGACAGGCGGAAGGCTTGTGCCGCGTCGTCATTTGCGCACCGCCTGTTTGGCTTTCTTGTCGCGCAACGCCAGCAACAGCCGCGGATAGTCGCGCTGGCGAATGTCGCCCAACGCGTCGACGCCTGTGACTAGCATCTTGAGGAACGACGCCTCGTCGGTCTTCGTTTCCTTAATCAGCTTTGTCAGTGCCGCAATTTGCGTCGCGTCGATCAACGCCTCCATCGCGCCGCGCCCGTCGTCATCCTTGCCCTTCCTTACAACGTTGCAAAGATCGTCGATGATGTAACGCTTGGCGTAGCGCCGCGACGAACCGCGCGCCTGAATGGCGTTCCTGCCCGGCCCCACATCGGGCGGCAGAGTGTAGGTTGACGTTTCCTTCCAGCCCCAACCCGCCAACGTTCCCGTGATCGTCACCGTGTCCTTATCGTCGCGTGAACTGAAGCTGATCGAGAACCCGTGCTCCGCTAACCGTGGTCGCAAAATTTTATCCATCGCCTCGATGGTGGTGAACGGATAGCGCCCCTTGTTCACCCCGTCCTTGACCAGCTCAACCGTGCCGTCGCGTTCGACTTGCGGCAGCTCTGCTGAGAATTTTGCAAAGTGCTCTTGGAACGTCTCGCGCGCCTGATCGGCTAGAACCTCCCGGCGCAATTGACCGAGCGCCAACAACTTGTCGGCAGGAATTGCCGGGTTATTCATCGCTTCCATCAGAAACGCGCCGAATTGCTCTGCTGGCGCAGGGCGCTCGATCCGCTCAACGACCGGGCCGCCCTCGGTTTTCTCATCGCTCATCGAAAGCCCTCGATCCAGCGCTTCACGCCCGCGTCGTCCCCGTCTTGGGCCGACTTCACGCCAGCCAACAAAAGGAAGGCGTTGCAGCCCAAGTCAGGATGCTTGTCGAGATCGCTGCCCATCGACGTGACGGCGTTCATTAGATCGCCCTCGCGCCAATATGCGAGCGCCGTTTCCTTGCACTGTGCGAGATGTTCGTCGCGGTCTTTCATTGGATTGTCCTGGGTTGCCCGCGCGTCATCAACAGCGACACCGCCACCATGATCGACGCGCGAATTTCATCCTCGGGATAACAGAACAGCCGGTTGGCGCTCGCCAGCACGCGGTCAACCATCTCGTCGCCGAGCGAGGCGCGAGCCTCCGTCATCACTCGCTCAAATTCTTCGTCCGTCAGTCTGCGGCCAAGCATCATTGCGTCAGCGCCCTTATCGCCAGCTCTTTCTTCAAAACCTCGATCGCGGCTGCGCGCTCGTCAGGCAAGACAACCTCGACGTACCAACTGCGATCGACGATCAGCGCCGTCCGAACGCCGCACCGCTGCGCATAGGGGTAGAGCCAGCGGCTGTAGCGATGACAAGCTTCTGCCGGTTGAGCTGCGGCAAGCGCCGCGATGATGATTGCAGCCCGCATCCCGTCACCCTCCTAAAGTTGTCCACAACGTGGCATAGTGCTAGTTGACTTGTCAATGTGGGGAGGTTTACCTCGTGAGCGAATATCAACAGGCTTTGGAGCTTCTGAAACAAGCGTCGAACGCAATCCCGTTCCGGTATCTCAAACGCGAACTCGCGGCGATCGCGCACAAGTTGCGCTACCCGCTGTTTGACATCCTTGAGAAAATCCCCGGCGACAGCTTGCGGGAGCGCGCCGAAGCCGTCGGCGTATCGCGACAGACGATGTACGTGTGGGGGCAAGAGAAATTCAGACCGAGCGCCGAACAAGCGGCGCTCATCTCGAAGTTAACAGGCGTGCCGGAAGCGCACATTCGCGCCGACGGTTATCGGGAGGGCAAGAATGACGTTGGAGGAACGGCTGTCAAAGCGGCTGCAAAATTGGCGAGCGGCGGCAAAACAACATCGGGAAGCGATGGACGAACTGGACGAGGAAGTGGACGCGGACGAGTGGACGCTCCACAAAAACGAAGCCGAAGTGTTCGAACGGTGCATAAGCGAACTCGTGGCTGACCTGTCCAAGCGCAACGATCCGCCAAAACGCAAGACGAGGTAATCTGTCAGGGCCTAACCAAACGGAGGCCCTGTCATGCGCATCGCAATTTCATCCGGTCATTCCCATCGCGACCCCGGCGCCGTCGGCATTCTCAACGAGCGGCGCGAAAACGTCCGCGTCGCCGATCGCCTCGGCCACATCCTCAACGCCACGCCCGGCTCGAGCGCCGTCGTCTATCACGACGAGACGTCGACCAGCTCGCGGCAGAACGTCAATGAGACGGCGGCTTGGCATAATCGCCAATCACGAGATCGTGATTGCCAAATCCACTTCAACGCCTTCGCCCCGACGCCCGGCCCGCGCGGAACGGAAATGCTCTACCGCGCAGCAGGCAACCGCGCGCTGGCCGCCCGCATCTCGGCAGGCGTCGCCGCGGCAGGCGGTTTCATTGACCGGGGACCGAAACAGCGAACCGATTTGGGTTTCCTCAACCAAACCCAAAAGCCCGCCATCCTTACCGAAATTTGCTTCGTCGACAGCACCGTCGACACGACCCTCTACGGCAACGCCTTCGACGCCATCTGCGCCGCCCTCGCCGCGACGCTGATCGACGCCGCCACCATCCCGCCGATCACCAGCAAGATCCCGTCGACCATCCGCCAGGGCGACAGAGGCGACGACGTGCGGCTCGCCCAACAGTTGCTCCAAGACCTTGCCACCGACGGCATTTTCGGCCCGCTGACCGACATGAGGGCGCGCGAGTTCCAAGCAGTGAACCCGCCGCTCGTCGTCGACGGGATCATAGGTCCGCGCACTTGGACAGTGTTGCTCGACACTATCTAGCTGCGATTGTTGCAGAAAAATGTGATGGTAATCCTCTACGTGTTTACTGTCAACACTCGCACTCCCGTTTTTCACCCGTCGCCCGTGTCGTTAGGTCTCGAGCGGCCTCAAGTAAAGGAGTAGTATCGCCAAGGTAACGCGAAGTAAAGGCGAAGTATTGAATGCAACCAGTACTTTCGCCTTACTTTCTCGAATGCAATCTAAGCTTGCGCCTTGCGGTGGACAGGAGGCGCGGCCAAGGCTTCGGAATTTCCGACGGTCGATGGTCGGAGGCCCCAGAACGTCTCCGGGTCCGCCGAGCGAGCGAGCTGCGGAGCAGGTTGCAAAGTTTCCCAGGAAAAATTCGCACAACCCCACCACTTTTCTGGGAAATTGGCTCCCGCTTGGCCGTATTTTTTTGGGGAAATTTTCGCGCTTTTGGCGACCGGGTTCCTCACCGATAATCGACCCTGTGACCCATGGAGACCTATGGAGACCCTTCCGCCCTATAGACCGTATACGCGCGTAGGCGCGCAGGAATGTCACCTCTATAGGCAAGGTAGGTCTCCCAAGGTCTCCCAAGGTCTCCGTTTATTCTGGGTTTCGCCAGACTTTCCGTTTTCCGTGTTCGAAGCCTTTGACCCATCCGGCGTTTTTTAGAATTGAGGCAAGACGCAATTGTGCTTGGCGATCGAGCCGCGCGGTTTCGATCCCCATCAGGCCAGCGAGTTCGGCGATGCTGATTGTCCATTTGTTTTCAATGTGTTGACGCACGCGTTCGGTCCAGGCGTCTTCCCACTGCCGTTCGTCTTGGATTGGCGCGATGACGCGTTTTTCAAACTCGCGTTCCGGCCACCAGGGGACCTTGTCGCGGTAGAGGGCGACGGCCTCGGCGAACAGTTGTTCGCGCATTTCAACCAGCGCCTGGATGTTGATATTGCCGACTTTGACCGGCCAGAAGCGGCGACCTCCGGTTGCGTCCCGGATGTATTCGTTGTCGTTGGTTGTGCCGATGAAGAAGCACTGGCGGGCCTCCACGACCTCGGCGCGGCCAAATTTGGGCGTATAGCGTTCGTGGGTTCTCGAGAAGAAATGCTTGGCGGTCTCCGGTTCGGCCTTGAGGATCGCCGACAGTTCGGCGACTTCAATGATCCATTTCCCGGCGAGGTGCATGGAGACGCGGATTTCGTCGGCGTCGATGCGCGGCAGATGGTCGGAGAAATAGTCCCCTTCGCCAGCCAAAGCCTTGCAAAATTTACTCTTTTCCTCGCCTTGCGGCCCTTCGAGGACGAGCATGTAGTCGCTCTTGCAGCCCGGCTCGAACACCCTTGCGACCATGGCGATCAGCGCCATCGCGCCGATTTGCGCGTGATAGTCGTCGTCCGGACAGCCTAAGGTGACGTTGAGCCATGTGCCGACGCGCGGCGTTCCGTCCCATTCGGAATTGGCGAGCCAGTCGCGCAACGGGTGGACCGGGCGCTCGCGGGCGAACACTTCGATCGCCTGGGTCACGGTTTCGCGCCCGATCTTCGGCATCGCCATGTGCTGCAACCACTCTTGCAGCCGCGAGGCGTCGTCCTCCGTCAGTTCGTGCGGCGTTCGAGCTCCGGGTTCGGCGCCGGGGGCCTGCGGCCACACCGCGGTGACGAGCGCGCGGCCGCGCATTTCGTGGAAGGCGACGGCGAAGGCGAGCTGCGGCTCGTTGCGCAGGACGACAAGGACATTCGCCAAGTCGGGGATGATCCGCCCGTTGTCGCTGCGCAATTTCGCGTGCCAAGCGGGCCAGCCTCCGGGGGGCGCCTCGCGTTTCTTGCGTTTCTTCTGGTCGAACGGAACGACCTTGGCTTGTTCCCGTTGCTGCTTGATCCGCTCGATTGCGGCGCGAACTTCGTCGTTGTCAGTGTCGTCGGACATCGGTCAGCTCCCGAAAGGCGTCGATCACGGCCTTCGAGGCGCGGGCTTTTTCGAGCGCGGCTATCATCTCCCTGATTTGATGATCGGACATTCGCGCGATGTCGTTTTGGCGGCGCACCAGGGCGGCGAGGCCGTCATGGATGAGGTCGTAGTGGATCGCCCAAAAGGTCGTGGCGGCGACGATGGCGGCGTATTTTTCTTCGAGCCACGCGCCGATCTGCGCCTCGTTCATCGCCCACCATCGTTCGGGCAGCTCGCCGCCCGCCGTGCGGTCGTTGTTGGGTTGAGGCTCCTTGGTCCAGTCGATCGGATCGGATTTGTCGCGCTCGTCGCGCCACGCTTTGGCGTCTTTGCCGAACGGGTCAGGCATCGGTGCGCTCCGTTTCGAGCGCCTTAATCAGATCGGAAGTGTCAACTGAGAGGGTTCGGATTTGTCCCCATAGAGTGCGGAGAGCCGCTTTGTCAGCGCGGTCGGCAGCGAAGTTGAGCGAGAGCCAAAGGTTAACCCCAAGGATGGCGCGGGATCGGATTTCGTTGAGCCGGTTGTTGTCGAGGGCGTCTCTAACGGCAGGCACGTGTATTCCTCCAAATGTTTACGGCAGAACCATTGGGTGTGTTTGGGGAAGCCGACGCCGAACGGGGCGTAATCCTCGCCGCATGTCGCGCACGGATGATCGAAGCGGACGTAAGGCGGCTTGGAGGGGAGCGCGGGCGTCGCTACGCAGAGCGCGTCCAACGACGCGCCCCATTGTTCAAATCGGTTGTCGGGAAAGGATTTGTCGCCTATGCTTGGCATCGTTGAACGCCTCCACGCGTTCGGCACTCCCGGTTCATCGAGACAGGGTTTCAAGGGCGCCGTGTTCACGCACGGCGCCCAACGTTATACTGCCCGGCGCGACTGATCGAGGCGCCATCTGTGGAGAACCTTCGTCACCCAAGCGCCAGACCTAGCGTCGTCGTCGACCAAGCCGCCTTCGCGCTTGTCGACCCCGCAACCGCAACGAAAGTTGGACGTCCCGCACCTTTGGGGCGTGAGCGGTGTCTGTTTGCGTTGCCGCTCAACCCTGGCCCCGCCCTCCTATCGGCATCAACTATCGTGCGTGATCCCGGCCCCGCGCAGCTCGCCGACCCGTCGGGCGCGCTGATCGGCGAAGCGCCGGTGTGGGTGGCGCGGATGTTGACCGCCCGCTGGACGGAGGATACGCGCCGCCTGGGAGGGTGAGATGCTGACCACCATCCTGATCGTGACCTTGATCCTGCTGCTGATCGGCGCGTTCCCGCGCGGGCCGTGGTATGGCGCGAGCGGTGCGAGTTGGGGCTATTATCCGTCGGGTTTGATTGGCCTAATTCTGCTAATCCTGATTTTGTTTCTGTTGTTTGACCACGGACGGCTCTATGCCCCTTAGCCGTCGCTACACGCCCGAACATGCGCCCGGCGAGAGTTGTTCTTTCGGGTTGGATTATTCGTTCATCATCCCCGTCGGCGTCGGCATCGCCTCGGGCGCGATCGCCATCCGGACCAACACCGCGGCCCCGGTAGACGCTTCTGGCGATTGGACAATCGGCGCGGTCGAAGTGCGCGGGCGGGCGATTTATGCAATTCTGTCAGGCGGCGTCGCCGGGACGGACTATCAGCTCGTTTGGACCGCAGTCGACACGTCGGGCAATGTCTGGCCGCGAACGACGCTCGTTCTGTGTGCGCCGACGAGCTGACCCATGCCCGCCAACGACCTCGTTCTCAACGTCCGCCAGATCGTAGGCTACCCCGACGGCGGCGTCGCGCAGCCCACCGACGCCGTCCTCATCCAGCGCGGCGGCCTCGGCGGGCCGTACTACGCGCTTTCCGCCGCTGAATTGGTTTCGACCGCCTTGGAGAGCGGCGACTACAACATGGACGTGGGCGGGGTCATCGCGGCGGCGGGGATCAACACCCGCATCGCCAACATCGGCCAATGCAACGCCACCCTGCTTTCGACGCCGATGGCGAACATCGGCGCCGTGTCAGCCGACGTGATCGAGATCAACGGGCGGATGGCGGCGACGCAGGATTACGTTGACTGTGGCCTGGCGGCCCTCCGCAGCGCCACGGTGTGGAGCTTCAACGGCCGCGTCGGCGCAGTCGGCTTGTGGATCGGCGACATCATCAACGCAGGCGGCGCGCCGTTGTGGTCGCCGCACTTCATCGGTTGCCCGACCGCCGACACGCCGGGCGAGTGCTCGAACTCGAACCGGCTGGCGACCACCGCCTTCGTTCAGCGCAACACGGTGCTCTATCTCGACAATTTCTTGCGCACCTATCCGCTCGTCACCTCGATTAACGGCATGAGCGGCGAGGTCGTGTTGACGGCGGCGGACTTGGACCTGACCGGCCTCGCGCCGCTCATGAGCCCCGCCTTCATCGGCACGCCGACCGCGCCGACCGTGCTTCCGACCGACAACTCGCAATCGATAGCGACAACCGCATTCGTTTCCACCGCTGGCGTCGGGTTGCTCAATTCGGTCGCCGCCTCTTACGCGCCCATCGTCTCGCCGAACTTCGGCGGCTATCCATCCGCCCCGACGGCGCCGCCCGGCTCAAGCACGGCGCAGCTCGCCACCACCGCCTTCGTCATGAACGCCGTCTCCGCTGCGACCGCTGGCGTCGCCTCGTTCAACGGGCGCACCGGCATTGTCGATCTTGAGACCGCCGACGTGACCAACGCGGGCGGGGCCCTGCTCAATAGTCCCGTGTTCACCGGCACGCCGCAGGCCCCGACAGTTACGGCGAACGACAACAGCAACGCCATCGCCACCACCGCATGGGTCATCAACGAGCTTGGCGGCGCTCAGACCGGGGTGATGACCTTCAACGGGCGGGCTGGCGCAGTGATCCTGACGAGCGCGGATTTGTCCGCCGCGGGCGGGGCGCTGTTGGCGGGACCGGCCTTCACCGGCGTTCCGACCGCCCCGACCGCGCCGACCGCAACGTCAACCCAACAGATTGCCACCACCGCCTTTGTCGAAGCCGCCGTGCAGGCTGGCGCAGTGACGAGCTTCAACGGCAGGACTGGCGCGATCACACTGACCGCCAACGACGTGAGCGCGGCGGGCGCGCTCGTCAATCCGTCGCCAGCGCTCACCGGCCAGCCGACTGCCCCGACTGCGGTTCCGGGGACCAACTCGACGCAGATCGCCACCACCGCCTTTGTGCTGGCGGCGCTCGCCGCCGCAGGCGGCGTCACCTCGTTCAACGGCCGCTCGGGCGCGATCACGCTCACCTCGGCGGACGTGAACAACGCGGGCGGCCCCTACGCGCTCGCGTCGGCCCTCGCCAACTATCTGCCGCTCACGGGCGGATCGCTGACCGGCTCGCTCGGCGTCGGGACGACGCTCCCGGCCAATGCGGCGGTAGGCTCGTTGATCTTGTCCGGTTGGCTCGCCGTCATCAACCCCAACCTTGCGGGGGGCGTGGCCGCTAATCTTTACTACGACGGCACGAATTGGCGATATGCGATGGCGGGCGCGGGCGGCGTCTACACCATGAGCGCAGGCGGCCATTCGTGGTTCAGCGCGGTTTCCGGGGCTGCCGGAGCCGTCGCCAGCATCGTTGGGCAGATGTCGCTGACCGGCACTGCGACCACTAACCTGTTCGTCGGCAGCGCCACCGCCTCTGCGACTTCCATATTGTCGCTCATCGGCAACGGCTTCGGCTCCGCGACTTTCTCCAACAGCGCCGGTCGCTACGTCAACGAAAGCGCCGGGAGCACGACCGTCACCAACAATTGGTGGAAGTACTTCCAAGCCTCGTCCGGAGCGCGGTTCTGGCAAACTTGGGCTGGCTCGACCAACATGAGCTTGGACGGCGTTGGCAACCTCTACATCGCCGGCGCGTACCAGCAAGCCTCGGACGCACGCGGCAAGCGCGACATCAAAGTGGCGACCGAAGGGATGGCCGTCGTGCGTCAACTTAATCCTGTGACATATCACCGCGTTCACCCGGACCCGCCGCCGGAACATCCCGGCTGGACCGGGCCTGACAGCGAAGAACTCGGCTTCGTCGCCCAAGAGGTGCAACCCGTTTTGCCTGACGCCGTGATCGAAAACCCTTCAGGGATGCTCGGCGTCGCCCTCATGCCGCTGATCGCGGCCTTGACCAACGCGGTGAAAGAACTCGACGCGCGGCTCACCGCGATGGAGGCGGCGGCATGACAGGCGACCTCGACCAACTGCGCCAGCTTGCGGTCAGCGGCGACCCGTTCTTCATTGAGATGGGCGTCCCCGAACGGCTCGGTGACAAATGTTTCGGGATCGGCGTCGGCGACGAGCGCATCGCCTTGGTCGAGCCTGACGAGCTTCCCATCCTGATCGCCGCGCTGCCGGAAAGCCCGCTCAAGCGGTCACTAGCGAGGATCATTCCATGAACGCCCCACAGACCTCCTTCGCCCCGAACAATCCGCCCTTCCCGCAGAACCCGGTCCCCGGCCAGACGTGGCGGAACTGGACGTGGAACGGCTGCAACTGGACCAACGCGCCCGCCACCGGCATCCGCGTGCTGACGCAGACCTTTAGCGCGAGCGGCCCCTACATGCCGTCTCCCGGCCTCATCTCGTGCATTGTTGAGTGCATCGGGGCGGGCGGCGCAGGCGGCGGCGTCGCCAATCCGCAGAACGTGCTGAACTATGTGCTGTGCGGCGGCGGCGGCGGTTCGGGCGGCTATTCCCGCGTCACCCTGCAAGCGGCGCAAGTCGCGGGCGGGGTGGTGGTGACGATTGGCGCGGGCGGCCTTGGCGTCGCCAACGGCGTCGGAATGCCGGGAGGGATGACGACCTTCGGGGCCTTGTGCGTCGCCAACGGCGGCGCGGGCGGCGGCAACTGCGACGCGAGCACGGGCGCGGGCGGCGGCGGCAATCTGGCGCTGCCGGGGACCGGCGATGTCGCCTTCCCCGGATCGTGCGGTTTCGCCGGCATGTTCCAAGACCTCGCCAGCGGCTCTTGGTTCACCGCTACGTCGGCGCTTGGCGGCTGGATTTACGGCGGCAACTCAGGCGCGGTGGAGCTTCCTAGCGGCGCGGGCCATGCAGGCCAAGCTGGATGGGGCGGCACCGGCGCAGGCGGTTCGGGCGCTGTCATCAATCAAGGGCCAGCCTCGCTTGGCTCGTTCGCTGGCGGAGCTGGCGCGTCGGGCTTCTGCGTCGTCACCGAGTACTGCTGGAACGACGGCACGACCGCCGCCGATTGCTGCGACGGCGCCGGGGCGGGCATGGCCCGGGTCGCGGGCGTCTA